ATAGGCATCTCACGCTCGATGACGTACCAAGCGGCAACCTTAACAAGTCTCTCGTCCGCTTCTTGGTCTGTCATAATTCTCGAGCGGCTTTTTTAACCAATGCCTTGATGGCATCATCAAGCTTGTTAACTGATGAACTTATCATGCCAAGCAGTTCCTTGCGATCAATATCATCTGCAACATGGTGCTGAATTAACATCTGCACAAGTCCTGCGATGTTGGTAAGCGGCTGCCTTAACTCATGGCTAAGCATAAAGCGGAACTCCTCAAGTAGGTTCTTTTGCCGCTCATGCTCGTGCGAGCTTATTGAAGTTACATCGACTATCTGGATGCCAACAAAGTGAAGAGTGTCATCAATCGCAAAGCAATTCCAAACATTATATCTGTCGCTTGTGTTCTTCTGTCTTGTGCGAGCATACACTCTTGAAGGCTCAGGCGAATGCTTGCGAGCTCGTTCAATGGCTTCGATAAAGTCTGCTTTGTCACCTTCGATGCTGATGATATCAGTGATCTTGTTTGGCTTGATATGGCTGACATAGTTCTTGAACAGTTCATTGTTCGTGAAAATCTTACCTTCAAGGTCGGTGACCACATAAAAGAGGTCGATGGATCTTTCTAAGATGAAGAGCGAAGACATGCAGAGAGTTCGCTATATAAGTTATTCCATGCCGACATTGAGTTCCATGCCCAATGTGCAGTGATGTAAATTGTAAACACAAGCAGCGTGCCCATCACAGGGCCATCCATTGTCGGCTTGTAATCGCTGTACTCGGTGCGAGGCTTGATGATTATCTTGGCCTCTGGCTTTGGAGCAAGCAAGAATGCAGATGTGGTTGGTGTGATTGTATCGCTTGCGTAGGTTTGCTGCATAAGAGTCGGCTCTGGTATTGGGTCATCAGCAGGGAGCTCATAAGTTTGCCCCCATTGATTAGTGCAATATTGCTTGCCAAAGATAGTGAATTTCACCATCGATTGGTAAACGATCTGCGGCTCAATATGAATTGTGTGATGATGAGTATGGACTTTGCACCCAATGCCCACTACGCAGCCCTCGTCAATTGTAGTATACGTTGAGTCTCTTCCTTCATCCATTGTCGTTTGCTTTAGGTATGTATCCTGCGGCCACCATTGCGGCCACAATAGCTGCAAGAGTCTCTGTGGTTATCTGCTTAAAGATAAGCGCAAACACACTTGAGAGAATTACCAAAGAGCCAATGGTCGGCCTCCAATACTTGATAAAAATATCGAGCACTTGCCTGGGCTTATTGACTCTTCTTGCGGCCATAATTGTCAAACGATTTTTGTGAAGTATAGTTGCGCCTCTTTTTTACGTCTTCTTACAAGACCAGTGGAAACCTCGCCGCCTGCTCTGTTCCACTTAAGGAACTCAGCTGCAATCTTCGGGTCGTTTGGGTTGGTTTTTATAAACCGCAACAGCTGAGACTTTGCAAGGTTTGCTGCTCCAAGGTTGAAGCAGAAACTTACAAGGGCGTCAAACTGATTCTGATTCACCTTCGTAGTGTTAAGCAGTCCAAGCACAGCACCCTCGAACTCCTTAACATGATCCTTAAGAAGTTGCGCAGCTTGAGCATTGGTAATTGTCTGCCCGAGCTTTACCTTACTGCCATCTGCATAGTAGGTCGCGCCATAGCCAATGGTTGGCACTCCTGCCGAGCAGAGGTAACTGGTCAAGCGCAAGCCCTCAAATTCCTGTATGAGGCGCAGGCCGTTTTCGCTAAGTCGCATTATATCAAAGAGTATTGAAATGATGCAACAAATGATTCAGTAGAATTAAATGGGTCTATTGCCAATGCTCTTAGATAAATTGTCTCATCTATAACAGCATCACTTGCTCCGTTAGTATATTGATTAAATGATGTTATACCTCTTGCATTAGTGCTTGTTGGTGCAATTGGGAAAGTAAAATCAAAATTACCTGTAACAACAGAACTAAAATCAGTATCAACACTGGCATATATTGTGCAAGTTACAATATTACCTACTCTTGAATAGTATGCAGTTGTCAATGTCACAGTACCACATGCTCCTGCATTGTTACTAAATATCGGTGTCCATGTTCCACTCACTACATCAAGCGATGACTTTAAGTTGTTAAGTGTAATCTTCTTCGATGTGCCTTGAGGGGATTCCGTTGTGTCGGATACATCAACGATATACAATAGGTCTCCACTTGCTGCCGTAGCAAGTGGTGTCAAGTCGGTTATTTTTACTCCTGCCATGATTTTATGCGATTAGGTAAGTGCCTTGAATGATGATGTTATATCCAGTTAAAGCTGAACTATTAATCATTGAATGAACAATACTTGTTCCATCTGTTCCAACAGTATAAGATGTTGCATTTGAGTTGCAATTTGATACATTAGTTTTAAATGACATTGAACCAATAAAATTGGTTGTAGGAGTTAATCCAGTAGGAGGTGTAAAAAATGTATCTCCGAAAAGTATTGGACTTGAAACATTAGTTAAACTAAAATTTATGCTGAAATTAACACAATTCCCTAATTTAGTATATAACGCTTTAAACAATACTGATGATTGATAACTTGTTGTAATTACTGGTGTCCATGTTGCACTTTCAATTAATGCAAGATTCCCCACCTCAATCGCTTTGCTTGTTCCCTGCGGACTTTCGGTTGTATCGCTAACATCAACAATGTAAAGCAAGTCGTCACTCGCTACTGGTGTAGTTAGTAGTTCTAAGTCGGTAATCTTTACTCCTGCCATGTCGTTAGTTTTGGGTTGTAGGTTATCAAAGGTAAGAATTTAACCCAATCGAGTGAGGACTGCTCGACCTCTTCGATTGAGATTATCCAATTGCCATCTGCATCTTGGATTGGGTTAAAGTAATTATCGGCAATAAACTCGACACCATCGAGCCATCCTGCCTGTTCTTCTGTTAGTAGGTATACTTCCATTATACTTGACGAGATAAGGTTGTTTGAAACGCTTGTACTGAGGTGTACAATGATGCTGATTCGGTATCGTTTAGTCCACCACCAAGAAATGCAAAAGCTAATTGATGTAAACTAAATGCAACAGCCGTTCCATTATTACTTCTAGCCCCTAAATAAACACTAACATTTGGTAATGCACTTATGGAATTTGTATTTGTTCCCAATAAAACATTGGCTCTAAATCCTTTAAATAATGTATTTGAAGTTCTTGTTACCATTATTAATGAAGTTGTTGGAGCAGCCGTGTAGCTAATAAACCCAGTTGATATTCCTCCTGAATAAAGGTTTGCTGCTGTTAAATTGTTTTGAATAAAATTAACAAAAGCAGCATCCGTACAACCATAAATTTGACTTCCTGTTATATTGTTAGTTCTTGAATAAATACCAAATGAATGGCTGTTTAATGACAAATTAACTGAAGGACTTAAGAAGGTATTTGCATAGGCATTAGTTCCATTAGGTAGCGCACCGTTTGCTGAGTGAGTCCATCCACCAACGAAGTTCAAGCGGAATGCAGCATTGGTATCAAGTGGGTTCTTAAGGTTAAACTTGTGCGTTGTTGCCGTACCACCTACCATCGGATAGATAGCATTACACTTCGCCCACGTTCCGTTTACTTTCATGCTTGATACCAATGTGCAGATAGCTGATGTGATTGTGGCATCAGTAATACCTGCTGCTGCAAGGAATGCTACTGCATCAGCATCGCATCCACCATAAGAATATGGGTTAACTAAGAAACTCATGCGTATGTTCCGATTAACATTACCTTCAATCCTTTTGCCGTTCCATTTCCAATCTGGTCAATATCAATGGTGATTTCTGCATCATCGGCAAGAGCAGTGTCGCTGATTACTGGAGAAGTGGCAGCCGTTGTGCTTGTTTTCTCGGTGTTGTCTATTGTCAGCTTAGTGCTTAAGATGCTTGTGCCGCCTTCATTGATGTCAACTGTGAAGATATTACCACTTGCTTGAGCCGTTGTAAGGGATGCCCTAACTGATGTTAATGTTACAGCCCTCGGCATGCGGAAAGTAATCTTCGCCGTTCCGGTAGTTAACGCAGTAGTCTCATCTGATGCGGCAACAACAAGCTCGAAGGGAGTGGCAAAGTTACCGCTGCCAAGTATCGAAGTCGAGTTGATGGTCTTGATGTTTGTGCCGCTTACCAGTGTATCCTGCTTGCCGTTGAATGTTGACCAATCAGCTGTGCTTAACGCACCTCTGTTGGTAGCACTTGCAGTTGGGAGGTTGAAGGTGTGCGTTGCTGTTGTGGATGATATAGCAAAGTCAGTGCCTGCTGTTCCAACTGCGAGGTATTGCGTGTTGGCTGTTAGTCCGTTCAATGCTGATATGCCTCCTGCGAAGTTAGTAATCACTTGACATAGATGGCTGTCCTGC